GCGAACCACAGTCGAAACGTCGCTGCCCTCCTGCTCGACATCGGATTCTCGCGGGATGTTGAACCCGATACTCCACTCGCGGACGTAGTCGCCCGCGACGTTGCTGAAGGCGTCCCGGCCTGCCTCGGTCTCCATGTTCATCTGCATCCGCGTGAATAGCCGGTACTCGTCGCCCTCGATATGCCTCGGCTGCGCGAATACCACCTTGCCGACCAGCTTCCCCTGATCGTGACCGGACAGAACCGGGATCGGGAGGTTGTCCGCGATGGAGGCGTTGAAGGCGGTCGGCTCCACGATGTCGCCGTCGGCATCGACCACGCCCATCGTGTTCGTGTACGCCTCGACGATCCCCTCGGCCTCGTCGACGGCCTTCGCGCTGGCAATCATGGTCTTGTGGATCACGTTGTTCCCCCTGTATAACCTCGCGGCATCGGAACCCAATTGAGCGTCCCGTTCGGGTGGTCGTCTATGTTCTGGGCGTCCTCCAGGGTATATATCTGGCCGTGCCGCTCCGCGCACGTCCGGCCTTCTGGGTCGCCAGGATCGACGTAAAGATCATCTGGATCGCCGTCCACGTCGTCAGCCTGGACATAGACGAAGCCCTGCTCTTTGTAGAATCCGACTGTGGTTTGGTTCTGGCTACGCATTATTTCGGTGCGGGCAATCAGCCTTGACCGGTTCTCGGTCTCCCCCAGAATCGAACGGATGCCGGGGAATTTATCGTCCGGTACGCCTCGCGCTAGTTGCTCGATGGAGTACCCGCGCTCCAGGCCGATGCCTACCGCCCGCCCGATAGCCTTGGAGGTCGTCCGGTGGATCATCGCGGCCCGTGTTGGTGCCTGGGTTAGTACCCGCTGCACCGTCGGGAGCTTGTCCGACCAGTCGAGAGTCCCGGCGATGCCCACGTCGTTGATCGTGCCGAACGTCCGCTTGCTGACCCGGCGATATGCGGCCTCCAGGATTCTCTCCATGTTCCCGGTCTCGACTGGTGGGAGCATGTCGGTGACCGCGAACGGGAATTCCTTCGTCTCGCCGGTCTGCCGTTCCATGTGGCGACCCAGGATGCCATCGACCCGGTTGCGGATGCCGCGAAAGTGCGTCAGGGTCTTAGCCGCCAGGGCGTCCGTCTCCTCCTCCCGCTCCTCCAGGATGCGCCGAGCCAGCATCCGACCGCGAGGGGCGACGCGAGGAGCCTTGATCTCGGCGAGGATCGGATGGGCCTGTTCAACCGGTGCCGCGTCGACCGCGACCGGGGCGGGCTGACCCTCGGCGACCTCGAAGATAGACGACGGGATACGCCGGAGCGCACCGTCGGAGACCGCGTCGAAGCCGAGAGCCTCCCGCGTCTCGTTTAATGTGAGGATGCCGCCGGCAAACAGGCCCGTCAGCCGGGTCGTCGTTGCCGCCTGATCATCGAGGACGGCCCGCATCGCGGCCCAGTCGACCGCGAGGGTCTCGTTGCCGGAGTACTCGTCGAACAGATTGCGATTGAAGTACCGGAGGATGCGGGCGATCATCGGCTCCAGGGTCTCGGAGTGGAACGCCAGACGGGCCTCCCGATAGTTGGAGAAGGTCGACCGCTGAAGGCCGACGTTGGCCCCGACCAGGATCGGCGGGACGCCGAAGACCGCGCAGATGCGGGACTCGGTCAGGTTGTGCAGCCCCGCCAATTCCATGTCCTTGGGGCTGTTACTCATCGGCTGATACTCGGCATCGTCATCGAGGATCGCGATCCGGTGGAAGTTGTTCACCCCGCCGAACTGAGACCGCCACCGCGCCCGAATCGTCGACGCCTCCTCCTGGGAGGTCAGCCGTCTCTTGACCTTGAGCAAGCCGCTCGGCACGCCCGCGTTGGCGAAATAGACCTTCGCGAAATCGGTCATGTTGAGGTCGAGATTGACTGTTCTCGCCGCTACCTGGAGGGGCGACAATCCGTAGATGTCCCCGGCGGGATTGGGTAGGGCCAGATGGCACATGTCGCGGCCCTCGACACCGTACTCGGTGCCGCCCACGGTGTAGATGTAGCTCTCTGCGCCGTAGTCCCCGGCGACGATGGTCACCCGGTCAGGCCGTAAGAGGTACATCGCTGAGACCTGATCGCCCTTGCCCCGTTCCTTGATCACATAGGCGTTACCCGCGACCATCAGAAACGTGACCAGTCGCTCAATGAATGAGTACCAGTCCGCGTAAGGGTTCGGCTTGGTGGTCAGGTCATAGAGCAGGCCGGACTCGACCTCGACGGAGCCGCCTTCAGCCGAGGGAGCCTGGACGTAGTACCGGGGCGAGGCCGCGGAGGTCGCCAGCTCGCGGATGCAGGCGTGGACGATCTCGTTCTTGCCGTAACCCTCGGAGGCGAAGTTCTGATAGTTGACGTCAGGATAACTGGCCTGCCCGACGTCGAGGTTGAGCGGTACGGTGGTCGAAAGCTCTTGCGCCTGCTTGCGAAACAGCGTATCCCAGAACGGCAATAGTGACCTCCACCGGCGTTCGGGCTTGCGCCTCGGACACTGCGCCGGATCGGGCCACTGCTATGGACGATACCACGACGAATCACACGACGTCAAACGCCAGCACCGATTGCGACATCCGCTTCGCCGCGATCTCGCAGTATTGCTCCTCGATTTCGATACCGATGGCCTTGCGCCCAAGGTCTTTGGCTGCCCTGAGCGTCGTGCCGCTGCCCATGAACGGGTCGAGGATGGTATTGACGCCCTCGCCCGCTTGCTGGATGCACCACCGCATCACAGGGACGGGCTTCTGTGTCGGATGATAGCGGAATTCCTTATTCCCCATGTCGCCCTGGAGCATCCCTTGCCACCGCCACCGTAGTAACCGAACGGCCTTGGGCATATTAGTCCAAGCCATCTCAGCATCAGCGAAATCGGTAGCACCGTTGTCTTTGTCCCACACTAACCAACACGATGACGGTGGCAGGTCGTAGTAGTTGCCGCCAAATATAATGCTGGTCGTTGCCATCTCGCGCACTGCTGCCATAAGGAGCGCATCTATCGGCTTATCGTCCCACGCTGCGTCCCCGAAATCCTTGGAAGTCGCGAGCAGTCCTCGCGACTTGTTCTTGCCTGCGGCTTCACAAATCCCATACGGCGGGTCAGTCAACACCAAATCCACCGGCGGCAGCGTCGGCATAATCTCGCGACAGTCCCCGTGGTAGATGGTGACGGCATCGTCCTCATAATATGGTTTCATCAATCAGCCTCGTTGCGGGTCTTGCACCGGCTGCAAACGATCACCGTGCCGGACGCGGCCTTCTCCGCGAGGAGCTTCCCGCAACCCTGGCACCGCATCTCTTTGGTCTCGTCCGTCACGCCCTCGCGTATCCGTTAACGGATTGGCCGTGGACGCCCTGGATCGCCGGTCTATATATGATTACCATACCCCCACCCCCGGCGCACCTGTCCGGCCATATACCGCCAGGGCCAGGGCCATCACGCAGTCGTCGTGCATCCCGTCCGGTGCCGAGTACCTGACGCCTGTCCTGGTGTACTCGTAAGCGAAGACATCAAGCTCGGAGACGATCACGCCCTGCGGATACCTCACCTCCCCGGTTTGGATCGCCATCGCCAAGCCCTCCATGAGCTTCTGCTTAGACGAGGAGGAGAAGTGATAGCCTTCGACGTTCGGCAATTCCCGTTGGAGCCGTTCAACGATAGGATCGCCGACCCCGGTCGAGTCTACAATGGCGGGCGTCGTGCCGATCTCCTGGGCCAGCCGGCGAACGGTCTCCTCCCAGGGCCACTGGTATCGATCAAACCGGCTCACGGCCCCGGCATCGTCGAGGCCGACCACGACCGTCCAGTCAACGGACTTCGCCAGGTCTACCCCGTAGACGACCGGAGGATCGCCGGAGACGTCCCCGATGCAAGATCGGATAGCTTCCTGTCCAAACGGGTTCCCGCCGTCGTCTGACGGCTCGGCATAGTACAACTCGCGGAATACGTTCTCCGGTAGTTGCCGCTGGGCCTGCGCGATCTCCTCCGACGCTATGATCCCCGCCTCGACAGCGTCCGAGGCCGTGAGCTTGGCATACGTCCACCCCGGCTCCCCGCCCTCGGCCCGACGCGCCAGGGCATAGGCCCAGTTCCGCCGACCCTTGACGTTGCCGATGATCCGCACATCGCCCCTGGTCGCGGTCAGGGTCGAGCGGATCGCGTGCCACGCCTCCTCCCGCATCCGCGTCGCCTCGTCCAGCACGGCAGCATAGACGTCCTCGCCGTAAAGGTTGTCGGGCTTCTCCGCAGACCGGAATGAGATGATCGCCCCGTTCACCAGCGTGATCGTAAGCTCGGACTCGTTGGCGGTGTACAGGGTCTCCGGCAGGCCGCGCTTGAGCCGCCGATAGGCGACCTTCGCCTGCGGATAGACCGGGGATATCCACCAGAACGCCTGGCCCCGCAGCCCTCCCATAGCCTGCTCCAGAATCCACGCGATGCAGGCCACGGTTTTCCCACATTTCGTCGACCCCTCGATGATCCCGTAGCGGTCAGGGCTGAATATCGCCGCCTGCTGCTTCGGGTAAAGACTGGGTCTCCGGTACGTTACCGTCGGGGCCGTTGCCGTTGAGGTAGTTGCCACTAGCCGCCTCGATTGAGAATGTGACCTCGCCCTGGGTCAGGTTGATCGCCCGTTGGTCGATGGTGATAAGCGGCTCCTTCGGAATCACGCCGTTGATCTCCGAGATGCGGTGCATGATCGACATCACCATCTTGGTCGCGGCCTCGTCGCCGGTCAAAGCCCGCGGCCACCACCGGGACAGGAGGGTCGTATACCGCTCCATCTGCAGGCCGCGCATCTGGTCGGCCATGCCGGAGTACTTCTCGGCGAGATCGTTGAGCACGCGCTTGATCGACCGATGCACCTGGGACTTGTCGACGCCCAGGGTCTCCCCGATCTGCTTCTCGGTCGCGCCGCCCTTGTACAACTCCAGCATCTGATACCGGCGTAGCTCCCACTCGGCCCGCTTCTGAGGCGTCGGATATAACCCCGGCTGCTTACGCTTCGGCATCAATCTCCCTCCTCATGCTTCGGGTTGGAGA